CATCCCTGATAAAGAACTGTAAACATACTGTACAATTCACATCTTTACTTTCTTTGTCTGATGGCTCCTTAATGTGAATTACTGCTCTACGAGAATTTGGATTTTTAACCAATTCATCTTTACACCATTCCCACTGGTCGAAGCCATATTTTCTACTTATACACCAACCATAATTAGAATTGACATGTATACCATCATCTGACATTCTGTCCCAGCCTTTACCATACTTCTGAATTTCTTTGAGTAGGTTCTGACCAGACATATACCAAAGCATTTCACCAATGGCATATTTCATTGACAGCTTACGTACTTCATTCTTCATTATGTTGTTTGTGGGATTTGTGATAATCGTTGTAGCATTGATTATCTCACCTCTTACTTCTCCATCCCTGGAACTATCTCCATTATTCTGGTTGACAAGTTTATCATACCAAAAAAACCAAGCTTCATCAATATTGGTTGCTTCAGTTGTTACATTGTATTCAACCATTTTTCTTCTCCCTTTCTACCACATAATATAGTTTATCTATGAAATGTTTTACATCCATAAACTTCAAATGGTCTCTGAGGTATGATAAAACATTTCTTCTATAACTGTCATTATATCTTAAATAATAAACTATATTTATTATATCAGATTTTGAGGACACTGTCAAATCTTGTGAATATATACCAGCATATTTCTTTATACAAGCATCTCCATATTCCTCAATGAAAAGTGGTACACATCCATAGAATACAGCTTCAATAATTCTTGCTGTCATAAAGCTATATTCAAGATACTCTTTCTTTGCAAGGAGTACAGTAGCTAAGCTATTCTGATATATCTCCGGCATATCTGCTGTCTGAACACGAGGACCAAATTCAATATTAGGCCACTTATCAGCACTATCTCTACCTGACTCTAACCAGTTACCATATACTGTTACACCATCCATTTCTGTAGGAATGTACTTGTCAATACACCAATCTCTTTCATACCGATTACCTACATAAACCAGATTGTCAATGTGTAACTGATTGTCTTTCCTCTCCAAAGGAAACTCATTGATATAGTCAAAGCTGAATGGTATCTCTACATGGTAAAAATTATTATCAACACTTGTCTGTCCCCATTTATATCCAAGTTCAAACAAATATGTTTTTGAATTAACAGCCAATAACCTATTAAATTCTTCCTCGGTTATTTTATAATCAAGGTCAAATATAATAAGTGTAATACCGTGACGAGCACAATATTCAATCAATACTTCTTGTATGAAATAATCAGGCTGTATTGCTCTATCATCATTTCTACCGGGAATAAACATACGCCATTCGTGAAGTATAACATCACATTCATTCAGACCTTTATTATCCCATATATCGAATATGTCAGTCTTTGTCATTGTAGACCAATCGGTATAAACCTTATAGAGCTTAGTCATTTCAGTCAGTGCCTTCATTCTCTGATTTGTACACCAACCAAATAAACCTGAGCCTTCTTTAGCTAAACCGACATAATCTCTATCCGGCATTATCTGATAAACCTGATGTCCATCTTTCATCAACTGATATATGATAGACCAACTATAAATAGCATTACCATCAGGTGTACTGGCCATCTTACCATCTTTATCATATTTTGTATCTCCAAGGTAACCCCAATAACTATAGCCTATCTTCATAGTCATACCTCCGTTGACATACCAACTCGCACTCATCATTCCAAGGACATACAAATCCACTTGGTATAGTTTCTCGCCACTTCTTATCTGCCTCTAAAATATATTTGAGTGGATGCTCATTTATATTACCGAGTACATTAGAGGACAAAATAGATTGACAACGAACTACATCACCATTGGTATAGATTGTATGTACATCAACAGTACTATCACATCTTTTATGACGACCATTGATAAAATCCTCAAGTAACTGCTGGTCTTTATCATACAACATATATGAATATGACTCATAAAGATATTCCAGGCTTGATTTACTAGGAGTTATATCTCCATCGGCATTTAACAAATCCATATTCTGTGCTATACAGAAATAAATCTTGTCAAAGCCATTTCTTTTGAAGTAAGCCATATCATTATCAATATTAGCTTCGTTCAATTTACTCAATGTATAACTGAGCTTAATGTTTGGAATACTATTTCTCCAATAGTCAATTACACATTCAATATTTTTCAGGTTACCCTTAACCCCTCTTATCTCGTCGTGCTTTATACCATCACAACTCATTGTAAGATTTTTAACTTCATGTGAAGCTAACAACTGTTCAAGCAACTTCAGATTTACAGCATTTGAAAGAACAGTATAATTAACACCATTCTTATCACACATATCAAGAAGCCTATCTCTCTGCTTATATAAAGTAAATTCACCACCACCAAATACATAATCAGCATCCGGAAAATCTCTGATAGTTTCCTCTACTTTCATAACAGACAATTCTTGCATATTTCTGTTTTTCCATATCTGACAAGTACTACATTTTGAATTACACATATTTGTCAAATAAAACTGTATGAGTTTATTCGGCCTTGCCATTACCTCTCAATCTCCTTTCTATTTCTTCCATACATAAGTTATATGAATAATAAGTACAACGATATTTATTTAACTTACTTTCAGCATATAACCTATCAAATTCTTTTTGATGTCTTGACAAATCTGAACCATGTTGACGATTACACCATTTAATATCAACTGGCATAACCTGAATAATCAGATATTTGTCAATTTGCTTCTGCATATATGCTTCAACAAAAGGAAGATACTGCATAGGTCTTGAGTTATGTCTATCAACCAAACTATAAACAGCTTCAGTCCAATGAAACCTATCTACAATTATATTCTGATTGAAACCTTCCCAATTCCAAAAATCTATCAAGCCAACAGCTCTACCATAATTGATTAAAGCACTATCATCTGTGGATTGTTCATTACCACCAATTCTTTCTTGTTTCAAAATTGGTATACCAAACTCACCACTAAGCTTCTGAGCTAATGTAGTCTTACCAACTCTGTCGATACCTTCGATTATAATTATCATAGTCGTCACCTTCTTAATACAACTTTGGGGAGGTATTACCCTCCCCTCAGTCTTACTTATTTTCGTTAATACGAGCCGTTACTTTATCCAGCTTATCCAGGATAGCCTTTTCCATATCTTCTCCATCAAGCCCAGAGAACATACAAACATTCATAAGAACGATAAAGCAATCAGCAAGTTCTTCTGCCTTGGCATCTTTATCATACTTCTCATTACGGAAGTTCTTCCAACGCTTATCAGCATCCAATACCTCACCAATTTCAGATACCAACTGCTGAATATGATATGAACTCAAAACAGGTCTATCAACAGGGAGACCAGCTATACCAATCTCATACCCATTGTCGACAAATTTATCGTACATACCTTTCTTCAGCATTTCTCTCTGGTTCTCTGCCTGCTGAGAAAACAAATCAGTTAATGTTTTACTCATCATCGTCCTCCCATTCATCTTCTTCGTCCTCGTCGTCACCCCAGTCCTCTTCTGCTTCATCAGCTTCTCTGAGGATATTGATGTAGTACTTGGACGATTTCTTAGGAGCAGCATCCAGTTTACGCTTCTTACAAAGGTTGAACAACTCCTTAGGACTCATATCCTCATAGTCGTCACCTTCCTCTTCACTATCATCCTCAAGCTCCTCGTCGTAGTCGTCGTCCTCATCTTCATCGTCATCAACAGGCTTCTTGGACTTTACCTTTCCACCTGTCTTTTTAGGAGCTTTCTTCTTAGGTGTATCATCCTCGTCCTCTAAATCATCAGAGGAACCAGACTCCTCACAAGGCCAAGCCTTATCAATCATGCGAAGAACTGCTTTTTCAGCAAGAGGCTTTGCTTTCTCATTTCTGAACTTAACCTTATCCATAGGAACAACTGAGAAAGTCTTATTCTGCTGCTTACCTGATACAGAGATAACATAATCTCTATCCATCAATGTACCATAATTCTCATACATAGCTACCAGAGCCGGAATAGGTGAACAGTTATTAACTGCAAACATAAACAACTGAACTTCCTTGGTCTCATAATTCCATACAGACCAGCAATACATACTTCTCGTCCTTAAACTATCATCATTACAATAAGGACAATCACGGCCAAAATGCTCCTGACAAGGAACGTTAATTCCCTGCTCATAGCTGTCGTGCCACGTTACTTCCAAACCTTCATCCATATCCTGTAAGAAACGAATACGTACTTTCTGTCCCTCACGGAAGTAAATGAATTTTCCTTTGTTCTGACCAGACTTCTTTGCATCTCTCTTAATGTTATCTAACAATCCCATTTTGATTACTCCTTTTCTATTGAAAATTTATCGCGATATTTTACCATTGTTCTTCTATAACACTTTTTGAATTGTTCTTCTGTCATTTCTCCAGGGTCTTTTATTCCCTTGAGATACTGAAACCTGACAATTTTGAAACCGGTAGTTTTTAGGAACCTTGTCCCCTTTTTGCCTGCTTCATCGTTATCTAACGCACTGATTATATGTTTGACTCCTTTGTCTTTTAACTTTTGTTGCTGTTCATCTGACATCTTCCATCCAAGAATAGCTACTACATTATCAGGTTCTATACCAACTTCTATGAAACGAAGTCTATCCATAAAACCTTCAACAACAATAACATATTCTTTTGTACCATAATCACCACATAATGTAGTTGCTCTACTAAATCCCTCATTATAGAGATATTTTCGTCTTGCCTCTACTTCTTTATCTGTTGTCCTACACACCCATCCTCTAAAAGTTCCATTGTCGAGCATAGGAAAAATCAACTGATATTGTTTATTGTAAGTGACCTTGGCTTTGACTTTCTTCAATGTCTTTGGTGAATATCCTCTATCTATCATATACCGACAAGTTTCTGATACCTCCTCAATCTCACTGGAGGTCCGCCAGTCGACTTTAGATAGACAATGGTAATAATCATAGGCTTCATCATATAAAACCTTTTTAGGAGTCCTCTTAAAGGTTCTCACCGATTTAGAAAGTTTAATATCACTGACCTTTTTAGACTTCAATATCTTACGATATTTTACAGCCGACTCAAGGTCATTTAATTTGTGATACTTCCATTCCATTTCAGATACAAACTTTCGAGCATCTCCATTCTTACCACAACCAAAACAATACCAACGACCAGTTGTCAAGTCAATCATCATAGATGGATTTACATCACTGTGAAAAGGACATACAATCTTCTGAACAGCTTCGTCTATGGTTGGAATTAAACCATAATACCATAACACCTTAGCTAGTTCACTACCATTGCTCATACTCCTTTTCCTACTTTTCTGTTATCTTATAGTACTGAGTTCTTATCTTTGCTTTGCTACAAGCCTTCGCCTCCTCAGCATTCACCTCTCCAAGCTCTACTAACTGTTCAAGGACATTTTCACGAACCGACTCTGATACCTCTACACATTTCAGAAACTTTTTCCAATCAACTCCAGACTCTTTTAAGAGCTTCATAAGTCCAGGCCAATTGACTACCTTATAATGTTTTTGAAATACCTTTTTCTGCTGTTCTCTTGTAAGGATTTTCTTGAGCTTATTTACATCAAACTCAACTGATACCTGTGAGATACGCTGACAAATAATCTTTTTGACACCACGAATGGTTTCTCGTAAATCAACAATGATTTTACCATCTTCATCAGCTACAACATCAAAGTATCTGTCCATCTCCTGATTGAACTCATACTTATCATCGTCGAAACTTCTTTTCGTAGCTTCATAGGTTCGTTTCCGTTCCCAATAATATTGAATACGGTCTTTTGCCCACTGCTCAGCTGTGTACTTCTTCTGTCCTCTCGGCATCGTCATTCACCTCACTTTCATCAATTCCCTTTAGTAACTGATAGACACCTTTCGGCCATCTTTTGTTGGTTCTTACCCAGACAACGTCATCAAAGGAAACAATGAACTGAGCACCATATCTTGTTTCGAGCTTGAACTTTCTGTTCTTTGTAGACCTCTTAACAATCATGGCTGACTTTACCTTACCGGTATCAGACTTAAAAGCTACTAAAGTACCAACCTTGGCACCTTCGATATAACCGAGCTTCTTCTCTGTTCTTTCCTCTTCGGTAAGTTCTCTTTTCTTTTCCTGCAACTTCTTAGTTTCTTCAACTACCTTACTCTGTTTCTTTGGTTCAGGTTCTTTCTTTACCTTAACCTCTGATTTAACCTGTTCAGTTTTCTTGTTAGATACTGAAGCAGCTTCCTGAGTACCACCATTCTCTTCAGCCTCCATAATAGAATTGATAAGGACGTCCTTTGACAATTCTGATTTACCCTTATAACGAGGGAGACCTAAATCCTTTGCAATACTCATAATCTCGATTTTCTTTTTCTCATTGAGTTCTTCTCTTGTGAACATCTCTGTGTTCTCCTTTCAATTTGAATAACTACTGTTAACTACTATCCTTTACTAAGGACTATATTTAATGGTTGTTGTTTCATTTCTCAACCATCAAATATATTATATCATACCAAAAATAGGTTGTCAAGATAGAGTTGAAATATTTTTGATACGAAATTTTATGGTCCTATTATATAATATAAGAAATTCGTCGTCAAGATAGTGCGAACCAAAATCCGACGACGAATATATTATAGGAAATCATTATCCGAAATACATTTTTCATACGTTCTCTCTACAAGCTTAATAGCAAGAACAGCTTTTTCATTTTTGAATTTTGGGTGTTCATTACAATATGCTGTATAGAATGTTATATCATCAATCACATCATTAAAATATTCTTCACTATGACGAACCTTAGCACGTATTTCATCTGAACATCTGAGGATACGCCGACGAGCAGCTTTGGCTTTTTCCTCTTCTTGTTTAGCATCCTGTTGCTCGTCGCGCTTCTCTAAATTGTCGACCTTCTTTTCAAGACTATCAAGTCTATCAAGCATTTCTTTGTTTGCTGCTTTACCAAACTGTTCAGCCAACCAAGTCCAGGGCTTATACTTCTTTGATAAAGTCTGTATGATAGTAGCCAATATAACAGCACCGCTACCAGATAGGAATACAAAATCCTGTAACTGTAACAAAGGAAGTAAATCCCTGAACATATTGGCCACCTCCTTATTCCTCTACGACACGAGTAGGCTTATATTCATCTTCATCAATAAGGTCCTCAAGTTCCATATCAATGAGAATATCAGCTACCTGCCGCTTGATTGTGTTAGGAATAGCATGAAATACACGCTTACCCTTGATAATAAGTGTTGCATATACAACAGCCATTTCATTGTCCTCCTTATGTTTATTACATATATACCAGAGAATAAAAGTTGTTTCAGCGATTATCCATATCACTAGTACTATGAATTGAATTAACCAATTGTTAAAACTCATAGCCCTCAGCCTCGAGTGCTCTCCTTACATCTTCTCTTATTCTCTCCGGTACATCATCAATGGTTTTCTTTCCCTTTTTGATTAAATCAACATATACCTGTACCATAATTACCTCCATAGACATTGTCTTAACTCAAAATCATTTCATAGACTTCTGCAAGACCAATCTGAGTATCTGTTATCTGCTTATTAAGCTGTTCCTCAGCGGTCATATCTCTAATAGAGAAACGAGAACCGGAACCAAAAGCATAACAACTATTTAATACCTGATTTGTCTTTCTCTCGCCGTCTATAATTACTACAGCAAGATTTTCCTCACTGAAAATAGACTCATCAACAGGAGAGTCTGTTTCATATTCAGTTCCATTGAGCTGGCAAGTCAATTCCGTGCCGTCTGCGAGCTGGATATTGCTTGTCGTTGTGGTCTCTGTACCCATATTCTTTTCTTTGCCTCCTTTTAACGTTTTGTTGTGTTCTCCAATCTTTTATAAACAATTCATCAAACAACTCATTTATCCTCTTGATAGACTTATAAGAGTTAAAGTATTCAAGGTAGCCTCTCCACGACTTAAATTGATTATATACTTCTATGAACTCCATTTCTCCACTATCAACTTTTTCTTTCATCGCTTTCAGTCTACTTCTTTCTCTTATAACACATTGTCTATCTGGTCTGATTATTACCTTACCAGTTTCTGTAATGTGTATCTTTGCTTTAAGGAATTTGAACTCTTTACCAATCTTACAAATCCTCATTTTATTTTCATTCATTTCTATGCCTTTATCTGCATACATCTGTCTTATTACATTAGCACAATGTATTAGATATTCTTTATCACGATGCATCAAATAAAAGTCGTCATTATATCTACCATAGTGTTTTATTTTAAGCTGTTCTTTTATGTAATGGTCTATATCATTTGGATAATACATAGCAGTCATTTGTGATACCTGACTACCCAGACCTAAACTTACATCTCCGAAAGCATCTATAAAATCCATTAGCAAATATAAATTTCTTTTCTCTGACTCCATAAATAATTTACTATACATCTCATATACTACATCATGGTCAATACTATCAAAGTAACTATGCAAATCCCATACCAAAATATAGGACTCGTTATCTCCATATTCTCTGAACTCTCTTTGTAAGAAACATTTTAATCTTTCAAAGCATCTACGAGTTCCTCTTTCTTTGAGTGAACTGTAATTATCATAAATCAATCTTGGTCTAAGGACAGGAACAAGAACATCGTCATTCTCACATCTATGGACGACTCGTTCGTTAATATGAATGGACCTTATTAGTCTGAGCTTCCCTCGTTCATTTATCCAAAAGACTATGAACCCATCAGACATCCTATCCATATTTTCAAGTCTTGTCTTTGTTATACAAACTCTCTCAATCCTATTTAGATAGTAACATTGAGTTGAGTACTTCCAAGTAACTCCTTTCATACAAAGTTTAGCCGCAACCATCAGATTGTTTGCATCAAGCAACTTAGCATACAAGCTATCTTGTTCTCGAATTTCAACTAATTCTTTCATAGGACTCTACATCCCCTTGTCAGCTTATAGTGTCACTTAGTGTGATACAGCACTTTAAGGTTCGAGCACTAAGACACGTCATAATATTGATACCAATATCAGTAGAACCTTTCTACAACAAGCAATTTAGGCTGAGCCACAGTTATATTCTCCTATCGTTTTGAGCTATAATCGGTCATATCAAATGCCTACATTTACATAGTCTTACGACATCGGGCGAACGGAACCGTTGGTGTTGGAAGCGTTGTTGTTGTTGCTGTTACCGTTGTTGTTGATGTTACAGAAGTTGGTCGTACATCTCCAGAACATAACTGACTAACTAATCATAATTAGCATGTATAGCCTCTTCCCATTCTGCTTCCTCTTTTAACCAGGCTTCATACTGTTTTACCGTGCTCCGTTTCCACTTATATAAGAGCCTTTTACATTTACCTTTCTGTTCGGCATAATTCATATACTTATTCAAGTCTATGTCAAAATGTTCTTCCACAAAATTTACTTCTTGTGAAATATCCTCCAAACAACTAATTGCTTTATCTTGTAGTTTTATTCTTTCCTCATACTCAAAACCAAAGCTACATTTAATTTCATTTGCAGCTGCTATAAACTTCACTAAGTCTGCAACATATTCATATAACCGACTCCTTACTTTTCTAAGGAACCACTGGTCATATTGTTTCAAATCACCTTGTCTTTGTACCTCTTCCTGTTTCCTCTCAATCTTATCAAAGAATGGTTTTAACTCAGGATATTGCTTTCGCAAATTTTTAGATACCCAAGGTTTCATATTTTTGTCAAGCTTCAAACCAAAGTTTCTCATTATCATCTGAGTAACAATAGTACGAAACTTAACAGCCTCAAATTCAGCATCAAGCTTTGACCTACTTCTTCTCCAAGCCGGTACCGACATCTATTCTCCCTCCAATCTGCATTTGCTCTCAATCCTTTATCGGGTGGGCCCCGCTTTCGCGAGACCCGATTGACCGATTAGGATTTTGAGCTTAGCTCAAAACGATTTCCGGGCGAACGGAACCGTTGGTGTGGGAAGCGCCGTTGTAGTTGCTGCCACCGCCGTGGCTGATGTGACAGAAGTTGGTCGTATTTGAAGCCACGGGGTCAAGACACCAATACCAGTAGGATTTTATTCTGTGACGAGCTGCTCTCATTAACGGAAGCTGAGAACAAATACCACCTGAATACTGGTCTGCCCATCCCTGATTTCCTGTACACTCAATGATTGTAGGAATACGCATCTTCCTCTTAACAGCTGCCCATGCTCCTTTATTGTTCTCATATATCTGGGTTTCAGTTATATAAGCTCTTAAACCAGATGATAGTGTAGGAAGAATGTTGTTCTCCAAATAAGCCGGCATTTCAGAAGCAGCATATCCACCAGAGTTCGTATTTGAACTATTATATCTGTGAGTAGCAAGTGCTTCATCAGGAATAAGAAGAATGTGGTTGGGAGCCTCACCTGTTGTACCATCAAATGCCCACTTAGGAAAAGGCTTCTTTGCATGTATTCTCCAATGAATACTACCATCAACGATATGGTCACCAATAGCAAACTTCTCGTAATGTCCTGTACGAACCAGAGCCATAAGTTCATCAAGACCCCACTCGATACCATCCATACCTTCATTTATACATCTCTGCTCTCTAATCATAGGAGCAAGAGCTACATTCAAGTCATACAGAAGCTTTGCTGACGGGATAAGTTCATTATCATCTGTCATTACAGTAACAATATCATCAGCCGTAAGAACAGTAGAACCGCCACCTACAATTGCATCTGTTAAAATCTGTAACAGAGTAGCATAAGTCATTTTCTTTGAACCACCACCTGCTAACTCTACGATAATCATATCGTCATTAGCTATACCAGTGATAGCCGGTAACTCACCAATTCTTTTTGTTTCAATATTAAGAGCCATTTTATTTATCCCTCCTTACTCTTATTCATTTTCCTCTTCTGCACACTCACAAGGAGGTATGCAATATTTCCAATCAACCAAGATTGCTTCTTCATCATTGGTAACAAGTATGCTACCATCTGACAATTCAATAGGACAATAAATATCATTCTGAATAAGCATGTGCTGAAGCTCATTCAATAAAGCTTCGTGCTCATTTAATTCAAGCTGAATATGAACCGCTGCATCCTCTGATATTTGTCCTTTAATCTCCTCAAACCATGCTTCAACTGCTGCCTGGAATGCTGTAAGATATGTTGTATACCACGTATCAAACTCATTCTGTTTGTTTGTAGTATATGTATCATAAGCATCTTCTGAGTCCTGAACAAACTGATTATAATTACCTTCAGCTGTCTGAACAAACAAATCATAAGCAGCTTCCATATTCTGAATATACAGATTATATGCTGCCTGCTGTTCAGCTGTCCATGTCTCATAATCTGCCTGCTGATTAGCTTTCCATTCAGTAAAAGCTGTCTGAAACTGAGTGAACAAACTTGTTGTATCAATCTGGTCTACTACACCAGTAACCAAACCACATACTGTATTATCAAGTCTTGTATCAGTTATCTGTGCCTGAGTTATTCTTATTGAACCAGCCGGAATACTTACATAAGCCAACTGCAAATCATAATAGTCAGCATTACGAACTATATCAGGCTTAACAGGATTTGCAGATGGAGTACCTTCGATTACTCTCAAGTACATATCTCTTGCTGCATTATCCCATCTAAGTACAATAATATCAATACGACTCAATACACCATCGGCAACAGAATGACTTAATGTATATGTATTGGTGTTTCTATACCACCAACCATTTATCCATGCCTGACCAGATAATACACTTGTTGTCATATCATCATTGGCAATTACTTCAAGCTCCTGCATTGAGTCACCGAATACACCATTACCAATGAAGCTAGCAAAATAAGCTGCAAACTGTTCGGCAAGATACACTCGGTCATATTCTTCACCTACTAATTGAGCATTAAAAAATCCACACTCTTGAGCCATTCTATCTCACCTCCTAACTTGTAGCTCTTTTTACTTTTTGAAGTATTGTAGGATATGAATAACCAAACGTTAATACTAACGAGTATTCATCACTAAAGTCCTCTTCAACACTAGTTATACGAGCTGACACCTGTATCATCAACTGTCTATCAATAACTGTAACTTTGTCACCCTTGACATAATCTACACCGAACTCATATTGAACATCACCAAACTGTCTTATCTGAGCATCAAATGTTTCTGTTACTTCATGTTCGGCTAATTTCTCATTTCCTCTCTGTCTTAATGTAGCCAAATATTCAGCTTCTGTAAGAGGAGTACTAGTACCATCTTCGTGATACACTTCTGACTGTAAATCTCTTGCATCAACATATAATTCATGTCTATCAAGACCTACACCATTTACTGTTCCTACAGTTACTGATTTTCTCGCGGCTCCACTATCTTCACCCTGTACAAAAGCTACAGACTTATAATCCTCAGCATTTGAATAATAAATACTACTCAAAATATCTTCAAGGTCTGTACTAAAAACCACAGGGTCATTACCAGAAGTATTACCCCAAGTTCTATCTTCTCCAGCTCTTACCTCAAAGATTAACTGCTGATTGTGAGGGTCAAATATAATACTAAAACCTATATCACTTTCTGAAGCAAGATTTGTTAAAGCATCATATACCTCTCCACCTGTCTTTTGATATTTAGATATTGTATTACCTACTTGAGCATCTGTGGCATTAACAAGATATGGAATTTTTCTATTTGTATTTGATGGATTTATACACTGAGTATTTACTATATCATACATTATAGTACTGGCTTTACCAGACTTAACATATCCACCCCATACAATTCTATCACAAAGTAGCTTTTCTAAAGTTCTACCTTTAACGTGATATGTCTTTTCTCCTTTTTCATCAACCTGTGATTTCACAATCTCTATGATACCGGCATTCTCACCACCACACCAAATTACATTTCCTTTTTTGATAAGCTCTGAATTGGCATCCATTATAGGTGCCCATAATTCAAAATTAGCATACCCATTAAATGCATCTGGCCATATCAAACTTGTATACTGTGACAAATCACCGATTGGTTCAAAATGTGTATTATCAATTCTGAATATTGTTATTTGGATGTGTTTTTCTAATAGCATTCTTGCACCTCCAAATATTTATTGTAGAAGTATACATAACATTCAAGTACATCAAGCCCTGTATCAGCATCATATCTGAAAAGATTGTCACCAACCTCAAGCTGTAACCAAGAACTATTCAAATCTCTATACTTGAAATAGTTATATTGTACACCATTCAATTCACCGATTACTTTCTTTTCACCAATAGTGGTATTTATTGTAACTGTTTCGCCAGCTACTAATGTTTTATTTATCTTGAAATACTCCTGTGTTCTAACATTGATTAGACTAGGATTACTCATTGTACCCATAGCCTTAAATACCAACGTCATACCAACAGCAACTGCACCCTTGTTATATACATCAACTATCAAACTCGGTTGTCTTAAACCAAACATAATAGTGGGATAACCATTATCAAGATTATCGGCATTACCAAGGTCCTCATTACCACAACCAATAATAAGAGGAAAATGGAACATTCCTCTTGTAGTTGCTGCTGCTGTCTTACTCTGAGTACTCTCCCTAAATAACGGGTCAGGAGCTAAACCTGATATTTCAAACTTACAGATTACATTATTATTCTCTTTTACTGTAGCCGAGTACTTAATTGATTTATCAGGTAGAAAATCTACAGCATATTCTTTATACTTCAACTCAATAAGCTGTTGGGGATTGACAAAACGATTGAGCATTTTCTTTCGTTCTGACATCTGATTGTCACTGCGAGCAACTATCCAACCAGTTATTACAATATCTCTTGTTTCAAGAGTTGTACCTGTTACATATACACCAATCTGATTGACATATTTGTATGAATGATGTGTACTCTCAATCTGTCCCCAATCAACTTTATCGAGTATATAATATGGAGTTGTAACTACATCGAGCTCAAGTAGAGCTAACGTATTTTTATTCTTTAGCGAGATATTCTCTACCATCGCTCAACCTCCTTTCAGTTAGAAACCCTCTGCTAAATCTCTCTGTGTTTCTTTAAGAAGTTTAGCAGCTTTAATTTCATCAATCGCTTCAGGTGAATAGAATGTGAAGTTATTAACCGTATTACCGGTAGTCTGACTATCTCTACCAGGAGTACTTACAGATAAACTATCACTTGGCTTATTCATTATGATACCAGAAATTGTACCATCTGAATTAAGTACCAACTGTCCAACACCTATAAGACTAGCTAAATCCTGTTTAATTGACTCAACTGTATTTGCTAATCTTTCCTCGATTGATACAAACCAATCAGCTACTTCTGTTACTACCGACTGGAATGTTGTACCTAAACCAACTACATCAATATCATCTACATCAAAACTATCAAGGCCATCATTGAGTTCATCTTCCATAGTTCCTAATGCTCCAGGTAGTGCATCTTCAAAACCTTCAGCTATTCCAGGAGGGAGATAAACACCAATTTCGTCTCGCATCAATTTTGACGGTGACTCAATGCCAAACAAATCCTTCAAGAACTTGGTTACATCTCCTACCCAATCAGATATTTTCTTTTTTATCCAATCAGTAGAAGCCGATATACCATTCCAAATACCCGAAACAATATTTGAACCAACCTCTTTCATCTTTTCACCAATGTTACTAAAGGTATTTACTATACCATTATAAATCTCTTGAGCCTTACTTATGATTGATGATTTCATACTCTCAAAAGTATTAACCACACTATTCTTCATTTCTGTTATTTTACTACTAACAGAACTCTTAAGGTTCTCAATAGCATTTGTAACATTGTTTTTCATTTCATTGATTTTATTCTGTACAGCAGACTTCAAATTCTCTACAGTCTGAGTAACAGCTGACTTCATAGCTTCGAATTTCTGACTCACTTGATTTTTGATTGTTTCTACCGTATTCTCAATGAATGTCTTTATAGCATTCCAAATAGTCTGCAAGAAAGACTGAATAGCATTCATTATATTTGTGATTGTATTCTTTATCGCTTCAAAAGTGGTAGAAATTTTTGTCTTTATAGCTTCAACTGTATTTGAAATAAACGTTTTAATAGCATTCCAGATTGTCTGTAAGATAGTCTGAATTGCCTGCATCGTTGTATTGATAAAATTCTTTATCGCTTCGAACGTAGTGCTTATCTTTGTTTTGATAGCATCCCAAGTATTAGCTATAAAGTTTTTAATTGCAGTCCAAATAGTCTGCATAATAGACTGAATAGTCTGTAACGTAGTGTTTATGAAATTCTTGATTGCTTCAAACGTTGTACTAATCTTAGTCTTTATTGCTTCCCAAGTGTTAGATATAAAGTTCTTTATAGCTGTCCAAATGGTTGTCATAATTGTCTGAATAATCAAGATAACCGTGTTTATTGTATTTTTGATATTCTCAATCGTTGTTGATATTTTTGTTTTTATTGACTCCCAAGTATTTGAAATAAAGTCTTTTATACCATTCCAAATATTGGTAAAGAATGTACCAATAGCTGTAAATACCGTGGTTATAGTTGAAGTAATTGTATTCCATATACCTGTAAGAGTATTAACAATACCATTCCACAGATTTATGAAAAATGTCTTTATACCTTCCCACAGATTTACAAAGAAATCTTTGATACCATTCCATACATCTGACCAAGTCAAACCAAACTTAGCAAGATATTCTGTAGCCACATTATAAATAGCTACAAACGGTGAAGTGATAATACTAAAGAAACCTTTAGCTATCGACCAAAGACCTTCAAAGAACAATGACCAATCACCATCCTTAAAGCCTTTGATGATACCACAGATAACCTGTACCACACCTGTAACAATATCTATTATTCCACCAATCATTCTACCAATATTGGCAAATATCTCGGTAAGAATAGGAGCTAAGGCATTACATATCCAATCCCAAGCTGCATATATTGCTTCACCTAAACTTGAAAAATCAAAACCAAGAGAATTTACTGCATCGACAATCTTTTGACATGCTTCCTCAAACTTAGCTTTGATACCATCCCATATTGCTGTAATTTTATTTCTGAAGTCCTCATTGGTTTTCCATAAATGTACAAATGCAGCTACCAATACAGCAATTACTGCTACAATAGCAATCATTGGAGCTGTCACTCCAGCTAACGCTGTACCTAAAGCACTTGTTTCACCAGCAAATCCTGTAAACCCTGCTTTGGCCAACTTAAATGCTTCGGCTACATTCTTTAGCTTCGTACCGAACATCGTGAAACCAACCTTAATAAGATTAAACGCTTCAGACATTCTGTGGAAACCAGTTATTACATTACCGATACCAGCTACTGTCTTACCAAATACAAGAAGTAAAGGACCAATAGCTGCTATAATTGCTGCAATCTTAAGGATATGCTTTTTCTGTTCTTCATCAAGACTATTAAACCACTTAACCAATTCAGTAAGTTTCTGAACAAACTGACGTAAGCCATCTTTTACCAAATCAGTTATCATAATCTTTGATGTACCTAATGCTGATGTAAATCTAATCCAGTCACCCTGTAAGTTATCCATCTGCATTAAAGCCATACCTTCTGCAGCACCTAAAACTTCAAAATCATCACCAGTACGAACAGCCTGTTCACCAAACTGCTCTAATGCATCTGCCATCGTATATACTGTTCCATTATGAAGAACAAATGCTTCATTGGAATTATCAATGGCATCTGCAAGACTATTGAACTTTTCATCTGACTGGTTGATAATACCAAGAATACCGGGAAGAGCTCTTGTACCAAATATCTCAACAACAGCATTCAATTCTTCCTGCTGAGATGTAGGTAATGCATGTCCATACTCTTCCATTATCTGTTCACCAGATTTAAGTTCACCATTAGCATCATAGATGTCAACTTCAAGGTCACCAAATGTACCTCTCAATTCTTCCATGAATACTCTCATATCTTTGGCTTTACCATCAGCATCAAACAGACTTACACCATACTTATCCATAGCAGCTTGTGCTTTATCTGTAGGGTCAATCAAATTCTTTAATGCCTGTCTTAAGCCTGTACCTGCTTGTGAACCTTTAACACCTACATTGGCCATAAGACCTAATGCTAATGTCAAATCTGATATATCCATATTCAATGCACCAGCCAATGGAGATACATACTTAAATGCTTCACCCATCTGGTCTACATCTGTATTGGAATTACTCATAGCGGCTGCTAAGCTATTGGTGAAATAAGCTGTATTCTCAATACCATTGGTAAGGTCACCAGCTTCATATCCCATAGCTGTCATAGCATCTGTTACAATATCAGAAGTACGACCTAATTCAAGGTCACCTGCTGCTGCCAGATTAAGTACCGAACCAAGAGCAGCTATTGACTTCTCAGGTTCCCATCCTGCAAGACCCATATAATAGAGTGCATCTCCAGCTTCTGTAGCTGTATAGACTGTTTTCTCACCCCAATCAATAGCAGCATCTCGCATCTTTTTCATTTCGCCTTCAGTAGCATTACTTACTGCCTGAACCTCAGACATTTTCTTATCAAACTCAGCACCAAACTTGACACTCGATGCAGCTGCAGCAGTAAGAGGAACAGTAATACCGGTGGTCAATGTTCTACCAACACCAGCAATCTGATTACCTACAGTTGTTAATCCCTTACCCATAGTATCAGAGAACTTTCCACTTAAACCGGTAGCTTCATTCACAGCCGTTTTTAAGTTTGTACTAAATTGTGTATAATCAAGGGTTAAATAACCAACTGCAGTTCCAACTGGTATCATACCGGCATTACCTCCTTTCCTCGTTATGCTTCATTCAACTGCTTTTTATATCTTCCACTTTTATACCCCATTGACTTATACATATCAGACAATGAACTATAATGTGGCTTTTCTATATTTTCATCTTTGACCTCAAAACTCGGTTCTTCACCTTGCTTTATCCTCGATGTTATATAAGCACATGCTTCATCAAAACAATAGCTAGTATATGCATCAGGAATATCTAACAAAACTGATGGCCTTACATCATACAGTTTCGACATAGCAATTATATTTAATATTTGCTCTGATTTAACGAAACTGTTCGAGGGCCTTTACCCCCTGCTGAGTGTAACTGAAAATAGCCATCATCTGTTCATCTGTAAGATTAAGACCTGCATCCTTTATCTCTTTATATGTAGGCTTAATCAAAGCAGACTCACATACAGTCTCCATAATGTCATACATATCACTGATTGTATTATCCTTACCAAGTGAACCTGCACCTCTCTGGAATAACTGAGTTGCCTGATTGATTAAGCTGTTAGGAATTTTTCCTGTCTTAACCATAAGTAACAGGCTTGGTCTTTTAAGCTTTGCGATAAACGGATGTTCATCATCAAATCCAGGAAGCTTAACAATTGAACCTGCTGTATAATTCTTAATATCAGCGATAGTTGTGATATTTGACTCATCATACTGCTGAGGAAAATTAGTGATATTATTTACAACAGTCACCTGCTTCTCCTGTTCTTCTTTTTCCTCACTCTCGGCTATAGCCTTCATAGCTACTTCAGTTGTTCCCTGCTGCTTCAGGATAGCTTCAATCTGTTTTTCATCCATATTTAACGCTTCGAGCTCTTCTCTCGTAAACACTTTCATTTTGATTTCCTCACTTTCATTTGGCCTATAATACAAGATATGCTGGCCCAGAACAAACCTAATCATCCCAGACCAGCCATCTTTATTATATCACATCATTTTAATTTTGTCAACCACAAATTAAGCAGCTGTTACCGTAAGTGTTGCATGTCCAGTTGCTGCCTTAGAAGTAGCTGTCTTAGTCACATTACATGTGATAGTAAGTGTACCTGTGCCCGTGAGAGTAACGATTGAACCAGAAATGGTACCAATGTTATCTCCACCTGTAATCTCGTACGACTTATCACCGATACCTGTGGTCGGGTCAAATGCGAACATCGTAGATACATCAAATGTCTGCGGGTCAGATGAACCACTATCATAAGTGGTAGAACCATCAGTGCCTGTAACGGTAACTGTAACAGCATCAGGGTCATCAAGCTCAGGAAGCTCTTTAACCCACTGAACTGTATAAGGTGCCTCACCTGTATCGGGAGCAGAATTGATAGTATACTCAGGAGCTCTGAATGTACCATCTTCTGAATTAAAGGCTACCGGCTCACCCTGACAGTTAGGGTATGTTGTCTTTTCATATCCGGTAATTACACCAGCTGCATTGTAGATAGCAGAGTAAGCATTCAACTCGAATACCTCTCCCTTCTCAGCAGAACCAGCTACCGGAGGAGTATAAGAAGCGAAACCGTACTTTGTCTCAGTTGTACCGGTTGTAGTCTTTCCTGCATCCTGGAAATAGAGAACTGTACCACCCTGAAGAACTTTAACAAGCTCAGGATTAAATACATTATCGTGAAGCGTAATCTCGTGACCAGTAATGGTGGACTCCTTAGGCTTCTGCGCTCTCAAAATTCCCTTGACAACGAGTTTGACTGCATCGCTGTCTTCTGTCTGTACTTCAACCTCAATCTGATTTGCAGTATCGAAACCAAATTCCTTACCTGCCTGTGTAGTAATTGTAACCAGATTGACGTCAATTGTAGGAATTTCATTCCTCGACTTATTCATTGTCGTCTACCTCCTTACATAAACTCAATTTTCTTGTAGTTCTCGTATTCTATGGCTATATAGTGTGCCTTCACTTCATCGTCATAGAATGAAGCAAGTTCCTGTCCATACAGCTGAAACATTGGATATAATTCTTTCATATCCCGCTTCACTCTTTGGACGAGAGGCTCGAGCTCACTATACTTTAACTTAGGGACATAACAGTAAATAGCATACTGTGTCCTGTCGGTACTAAAATTCACATGCTTATATGAACCATCATTCTTGATAACCAAATATGGTTTAGTACACTCACCGACTTTTTGAGCAGGGGCATAAACTTCATACCCTTTGTTTTGAAGATGAACATAAAGGTCTTGCCACCTACTCTGTTGATAATCGAACTCCAAAGGTTTGATGGCCATTTATGTCACCTCCTTACATCTTTGGATTTCCTGCAAATCTATACAACTCTGACAAATTCATTTCATTCAAAAGTCGTGGGCCAAAGTATCTCTGAGTTGGTTCAATGATAGCAAATCGTCTACCCATACCATACTCAAGATGTCTCCAGTACCACGTGCCTTCATCGTGATATAAACCAATCTGAACTAAAGCATTACCTCCATCAACTACATCCTCTACTGTGGTATGTAATCCTCTTTCAGCTCTACCAGTTCTATTTGTCCAAGGATGATTGGTTTTCATGTATTTTTCAACTTCATCAGCTCTTCGTCTCATATATGCTACAAAATTCTGTGAAGCTCTATTCTGTACTGCCTCAAGTCCCAATACAATTCCATTATCCTTATAGAACTCAAGAGTTATATTAGTCTTACCTGAAGCACTAGTTCGGCTGTCCTGTATTGCCACCGTTATCCACCTCCTCAAACGATATGTCCATTAAGAGGTTCCATTCTTGAACATTGAGTACACCAGTTACTCGAAGTAATCTACCATTCCAATTAACAGTATCTCCAACTTTCACCTGCTGAAATTCATCTTCACCACTCTCGTTCTTAAAATAAAAATCCTCGTATGGAACTAAAAGCTGAGGTGTCTTTTCTGTTCGATAGCTTGCTGCCGTTTGACCAGTCAATACACGAAATGTATCTAACATATGTGGAGCATGCTCGTGATACATACCTTTGAACTCGTGAAAGAATACCGGTTCTCCAGGTTCACCAAACTTATTTTTCTCTTGTCTAAAGAACTTCATTTTAACACCAGAACGTCGTATCTCTCTTTTTACTTGATACAGAACAAATCTGTTATTAACCATAGCTCAACCTCCAATCAGATTACCGGAGTTGAACCTCTTATACTTCGATGCGAGACGTTTGAAATATCCCGAGGTATCTGTAGTATTGACACCTGACAACGACAGAGACGAGTCCTCGGATTTTATGATTAACATCTCATAAATGGTAGCATCTACATCACCGTGGTTTTTATTCAGATAATACTCAATGTCACCATCCTCGAAGTATGGAGACTGTTCCTCACGTATCTCCTTATAGACTCGTTCAACATCTGTCATAGTCTCACCTCATACCTCAAGCCTCAGCTTCATTCTTTGCTACATCCTCAAGATACTTCTTGATGATTTCCTTTGCCTCGTTAGCATTCTTGGTTCCCTTAAGGTCGATACCCTTAGCTGCTGCAAAGTCCTTAACCTCCTGCTTATTCCACTGAGAAATAGGCTTCTCAAGTAATTCCTCTACAAATGCATCGGTATCTGCATCTTCCTCATCATCTTCGCCATCGGCATCTGCTTCAGGCTCGACAGGAGCTTCTACCTTTTTAGGAGCTTTCGTCTGCTTTACTTCCTCAACAGCTTCATCATCAACCGGCCAAAAACCAAGATGCTTGAACTGCTTATCAAATGCACCTCTTGTAACCACATTGGTGACTTCACCATTTGTAATTTTAATCAAAGCCATTATGACTTACCTCCATTTTAATAGTCGATGGGCCGGTGTGATTTATTCAATCTCCTGGCCTCCACCGAACATTCTTTACTTCACTTATGATGCAACAGTATCAATGATACCTACACCATCGGCACCCTCGAACGAAGGCAGACAAATCATAGATACGATTGTCTCAACCTGAACCGGGTCAACCTTCTGATGTGTAACAACAGCAACACCTGTCTCTGTAATAGAAACATTAGCTGCATTACCAGTCATAAGGTCAGACTCTGCAGGAGTAGTACCGAACCATGTCTTACCAAGAGCTGAGCCAGGGAACATAACGAAAGTGTTCGTAGGCATGAAAGCCTGGGTTACTCCGTTCTCGTCGACATATCTCTTATCGTTTACCTTAACAACAAGACCATCAAGCTGGTCACTGATGTACTCACGAAGCATTGAGTCAGTGATTGCACCGACTGTAGACTTCAGAGCGAAGATTGCAGACTTAATCTTGTTGTTGTTTCTGATGTCACGCCATGTAGCTGTGTCACACATAGCTCTCTCACAAACAACACCGGTTCTCTGGAGAATATCCTCTTTAAGCTGTCTGATGTCCTCGATAGGGTCAGATGTAGAGTAATTACTCCAAGAAACAGTAACCTCTTTCTT